ATTTATAGTTTGATAACTAATTCTTTAGTTGTAAAATTCCACCCACATAAAGAGTAGAATTGTTCAAGATCAGATGCTACCAAGGGGAGAACCATCCCCAGTTTTACACACGTTCTCACCACCAAACGATATCCAAAAATACGTATACAAACTAACCAAAAGTTGTAAAAGCTGCCCATGAGCTCCCCATACGATGGTCTTTTATCTGTTTGGTACGGCCCGCCCGTTCCAACCCTGCTTGGATTCTAAAATTCTCCATTGGTAACCAATCAGTTATGAACGCTCCCTGCTTACGTTTGGTGATAAAGCATTGATTTCCAACCAGTTGCGGTTTAAAATAAATTTTTTACTTTGACAGGATTGTTATACATTTACTTATATTCATCACCACACCTAAAACCGCCTACTATGTATAAAGCAATGGAATTCAACGAGTTAAGATACAATACCAGTCGTACAGAGCAAACCGTGTATAACGCGTTCTCTGCCAGTAAGTTACACGAGCCCAAATCAGGCAGTATGACAGTAGAGTGTACGGATTTTTTAGGAAGACGCATATTGATGCACGCCAAGAATCGGCCGCAATTGTTGCAGGCCAACGCTTTCATGGCTCAGTTCAGAAAAGAAAGCAATATTATTAACGAGATCAAGGCGCAATACGCAGTTAAGAACGGTAAGTACATGCGCGTTAGACAGTTGAAGGCTGATTTAATCCAAGCAGGCCTTACGCCGCATACTGCTGAGTTGGTAATCAATTCGTAGACAATACCCAATGATTGTAGTTCACCAGTGCTCATTCGTAGATTATTTATAACATTTTAATACTTTTATTTATGCCAAAAAAACAGCTTAATCCTAAGGATACTGCAAAAGCTATCTTTAATAAAATGCTTGACGGTATTGGATCTAATCGATGGGACTATTGTTGGAATGCGTGGAAAGGTACAGTTGCATTAAGGAATACTAAATTCTGTATTAAACAAATATTAGCTGCTCAACCAAATGATATCGTTTATTGGGAAGCTGTTCTATTGGAAGTTACTAAAGAGAATTGCTATCCTCAGCTTATGAAGAAGTAATTGAATTCCTATTATTTTTATTAACATTTTAATACTTTTATTTATGCCATTAGCTAAGTTAATTATCGTTGATCGTTTTGGTAACACAGTATTATCTAAGACATACATGTGTAATGATATTCAAGCAGCGAGTAAGAAGTTCGAAGCCAAATACCCGCAGTGTTGGGTGACCATCGTACAAGTAGATACCAAAGGTAATGCTATTGTCAATGGTGATTTTTGCAGTCTGTGTCCATTGGATATGTGGAAGGACGAAGAGAAAGTTGCCAACGATCTTATGACGTTCGACGAATACAGAGCGTATTGGTATCCAGAAAGACAGAAGGTACAGGACGCACTGAATCAGGAATTGAGCGAAGCTGAGTTAGAGATGTTGGCGGAATTGGAAGCAGCTGACGATCAGTACAACCCATTCGCGGACGTATACGATGAAGAAGAATAGTCGTTGCTTAGCAACTTAGTAAGGCGCAGGATATCCAAAAGGTATTATTAAGAAGCGCCTTACTTTACATTCGAATCCTACCTCCACAGCATACAAGCACCTGTAGCCCAACGGGAGAGGCAATAGACTTAGAATCTATTCAGTGTCGGTTCGAATCCGACTAGGTGTACATTTACATCATTTAAACAAAACGGGGTGGGTCAAAACTCACCTCATATATTCACCCAGTAATAAAAATAAATAAGTTATGAATCCTTTAGCAGTTGGTACAATAGTTAGATTATCAGAGTACGGTAGAAACCAATATCCTAATAATCCAAATGGTATAGATAGTGATAATCCTCACTACATGAATGGTACTATTAAAAAATCCTATATTTTATGGACCGGCGGAACGCGTTACAAAGTGGATTGGGAAAACGGCCAACGCAATGATTACTATCAAGCTGATCTTGAGATCGTGTACGAGGGCAAATTGAAATGTTCTGAATCTTTGGTAGTGGATCCTAAATTTGCAAGAGCTGCTTACAAAGCTGCGTGTTCGAATTGGAAAGCTAAGCTACGTGAGGAATTTCCTAACTTCGAATTCGAACCCAAACCCCTTAGATTTGGTTCTATCATCAAGATCATGTGCAATTCTAGATCCGGTTATCAGTCTGAAGGATTGTACAGAATCGTTAATTTAGCCGCCAATAAGATCATGTTGATTGGCATCGAATCTCATACAGCGTGGAAGACAGAACCAATAAAAGTACCTAATTCGTGTAACATTGACAAAGAAGTACTTGGAAAATACATTTCGCTTGACATCACAGGTGAAGATCCTAAATATTCTTTGGAGTGTACATTTGAGGTGGTTGAGTACGCAGTACGCTACACCGAGATTTTAAATTTCTCCAGCATCCAGGATTGATTATATTTATATCCTATTCAATTACATAAAGGCAGTATTGCCAACACTAGAAATTTAAGTTATGAACGTTACATTCACAGAGAACAACAGACCAAGTACGTACAACAAATTGTCGTACACCCAAAAGATCAGCCGCATCAACCGTAAGTTGAGAGTAGGTGATATCACCAAAGTGGCCGATATGACAGGCTACAGTACTACCCACGTATCAGACGTGATTAGCGGTAAGTACAGCAACGATCGCATCGTCAATGAAGCTTACGACGTTACTCGTGGTAGAATCTCTAATGCAGAGAAGTTAGCAACAGTTTAAGTAGTTGCGGATTTATTGGTTAGAAAGGAGACAGTGCACTTAGTGTTTGTCTCCTTTTTTTAGGAGCACTATACATCACAAATAAATTATAAAAATCAAAGTTATGACAAAGTTATCACAGCCTACAGAAATTAAAGTATTGGACCTTAAGAAAGCAAAGGAACTTGCACCCGCAATTTTTGCTACCGAGCCCGCATCGTACATCAATCTGAACCGTTACAAGTTCACACCAACCACGGACATCATCAACCACATGGATCAATTGGGTTGGAAGTTAACCAACGCAAAACAATCAAGGACAAAGGTGCCATTGAGATTGAATTACGGCGTACACATCACAGAGTTCCAGCATCCTGATCTGTACATCAAGGACACAACAGGTGCAATAGAGGCAAGACCTACTGTAGTACTGTTGAACAGCCACGATGGATCCAGACCAATTAACTTTGAGATGGGCCTATTCAGATTGGTATGCTCAAACGGTTTGATGGTTAAGGACAGAGACTTCGGCGGATTCAAAGAGAGACACACCAAGTATACACTACAGGAAGTACAGAACATGATTGATCAGAAGATGGAGGGATTGAACGGTACAGTAGAGAAGATCAACAGATGGACAGGTATAGAGATGAGTGCTAAGGACAGACGCGCCTTTGCAATAGAAGCATTGGCGTTAAGGATTGGAGAGGACAGACAAGCAGAGGACTACGAGATCATGGAGATATTGAACCCACGCAGAGAGGCCGATGCACCCAATACCCTATGGCACACATTCAACAGGGTACAGGAGAACATCATCAGAGGCGGGTACCAGATGAACAACCGTACAGCGCGCCCAATCACCAACCCAATACAGGACATGGTATTGAACCAAGGTCTGTGGCAGTTGGCAGATGTGTACGCGTCGTAAGCAATTTGCAAGTGACTCACTAGTTTCTTGCTAGCATCTCGCTAGCAAGGCGCTAGCGTCCAGCAAAGTACTAGGTTGTTGTAGCTAGCGAGGGGGCCTAGGGGGCCCCTTCACTTAACCCATCACCGAGAATTCCCCAGTTTTCGCACCATCAAAAAAATATATCCAAATATACAACTTATGGACATCAATTATTACTTAGACGCCAACAACACAGACAGAACGCAAGAGGTAGAGGACATGTTTGATACCACATTGCAGGACATTACAGAGGATCCAGCATTAATCGCAGAACTAGTGAACGATCTGTTGTTTCATTGGATACACGGTACCAGAGAAACTCCTTTAATGGTAATGGTTAAAAATAATTTCTTAGATTTAAACAAATAAAAGTTATGTCAACAAGAGCAAAAGTAGTAGAGTTATTAGAAGCGTACGAAGTAGATCTATCGCCGATAGCAGAGTACGTGTTATACAATTATTTGGACAGTGCGACTGCCTACGATATAGTTAAGAGTTATTTAGAGGACGAATTGGGAGAATCAATTTCAGAAGACTAATGGAAACAATAACAGTTAAATATTACGCAGTGACTAGACCGTACGGCCAGCCGAACGTAATTGGAGTGTTTGCAGACGATCAACAAGAGGCCGTAGACATTGCCAACAAAGCGTTTGGGCACTGTAATAATACCAGTGCAGTTTGCGTACAGGAAAACGTTACAAATCATTTTATAAAAGGGGCAATTATAACACCATGAATATACATACAGCACAAGAGTTTATACCAGAAATTAATTTTATAATACAAAAAGATAATGAAAGAGCTTTTGTATATCAAATGATGATAGAGTTTGCTAAACTACATGTACAAGCTCAAACAGAAGCTATATTAACCAGACTAGAACTTAGAGGAGAACACAGCACAATAGACAAGAACATTATCGCTAACGCTTACCCGTTATCAAACATAAAATAAATAAGTTATGAAAGTATCAGAATTAAAACCAAATTTTTACCCGTTTGGAAACAAAGGCAACGTGTGGTCAAATACAGCGCACATCTACCAATCGGGCAAAGGCAACCTTTGTGGCACTGCAGCATTGTCGTTTAATTACGCACAGGACGCAGAGGTCATAGGTTGCAAATCCTGCTTAGAGAAATATAACCAAATCAATAAAGCCTAAAATATGAAGCACCCACTATTCGAAAACGCAAACCTACTAGAAGGTAACGTTGAGATCGATCTTACCGGTCCAGAAGGAAACGCATTCGTGCTGCTTGGGTACGCGTCCTCTTACGCCAAACAACTCGGCTTAGATAGTAAACAAATTAAAGATGAGATGACGTCGGGTGACTACGAGAATCTCATTAACACGTTTGATAAGTACTTTGGATCATTTATAACCCTATTAAGATAATAAAAAAATAAAAGTTATGCAAAACACGTTAGACAAAATTCAAGAGTTGGCAATTGCCACAGAGCTTTCAATTACCCAGGCCTTTCCTTCGATCTACAGCAAAGAGAACGTGCTAGTGATCGTTAACCAATTGGTGGCCGAAATACAAGAGATCGTTGCGGCCCAAGAAAAATCAGTAGAGTACACCCTTCCAAAGGAGTTGCAGTTAAAATTAATCGAGACTGTGTACAAAGACATTGCAGAGGATTTTGATAACGCTGATGCTAATGATTTTGTGGATATCGATTCTGCCGAATTTTCTATCGAGTACAACAACCAAGTTCAATTGGACAGAATTGACGCTGATACACGAAGGTTCATGAGAACAATAGAATCGACCATTAACGGTGCTATTAACAAATTTTTTGAACAACCACAAATTTTGGCCGTAGATCAAAAGTAAACCGGGAGAAATTCCCAATTTTTGGCTTGTACCAAATTGGATATTTGTATATACGGTACGGTATCCTTCGGGGATAATTAAAAACATTTAAAAACAAAAATATGGAACTATTAATTTGTATTGCAGTTTATCTGCTAAGCACACTATTTGTATGGAATTGGCTTAGAATTGCTTATTCCGAAAAGGGCTATTTTAAAGTGCTTAAGCCCGCTAGAACGGATTTTTTAATGACCGTTTGCCCCGTACTAAATACGCTAGCGATGTTTGTACTTCTTTTTCTAAGGGATGGGCCTTACGAAGATAACAGTAGCGATTTTGTTAACAAATTCTTTAAGATTAAAAAATAATTGACATGAAAAAATTTCAACTTAACGATAAAGTAAAAGTACTTGATCACGAAGGTAGTATTAATCAAGTCGGTGACATCGGTATCATTACAGAAATTGGTGCACATAACGATTATAGGGTTACTGTTAAAGATCGAGTAAACATGGGAAATTGGATATCTGAAAATGCTCTTGAATTGGTCGAAGCAGCATCACAAGAATTTACTGGATCTGACGTGACACCGAGCAATGCTAAACACGAGGCCTCTCAAATGGTTCTTGACGCATTAGCTGACGTTGACCAGAGCTATATAAAAGCTCTTGAGATAGCCATATTCACAGTTGAACAGATTATTAAAGCAATTCCTCCTGACGTGATTGATGAGCACTGGAGCTCTAACCAAGAACTAAGACACTGGGACAGAGTGCGATTGGAATTAAAAAAGATGCAGATACAGAGCAAGTACATAAGGCTTGGTATGCATCAGATGGAGATAATGCATTTTTCACTATTACAGACAGTAGTTTAATTCTACCTAACCCAACCCATTGGATGCCACTACCACAAGCACCTTCTATTTGGAATAATGACGAAGAATTTTCTAATAACGGAAGTATGAAAAGTAATCTTAGACTAATGGCTTTCAATACTGCTAAAGCATGGTTAGAACTACAATCATGACACTCCAAGACAAATACAATCACCTCCTCATCCTTACTAAAAAAATTATTATAACATGAAAAAATTTAAATCATTACTAGTCACTCTACTAACAGTAGTGTGCTTCTTTTTATTCGAAATTTTGATCATTACTTATTCCACGATTGGACTATTTTTGATTGTGGTGTTAATAATCGCAACATTAATTTACGGTGGATATCTAGTATTTAAAGATTACGTAGAACAAAAAAATAGTAGATCACTCAAAAATTAAATAACATTCGTATAATCAAATCAATTATATTTAATCAAACAAATAATAAAAATGGCACAAATTATCAGTTATCACGTTTTGACTGCAGCTAGTGGAGATGCATTAGCAGCATCAGTACAAAGCGCAGTACAATCAGATTGGCAACCTTTTGGATCTGTATCTGTAGCAGCATTAAAAGATGGAAGCTTAGTGTATGCACAAGCGATCATTCAAGCTTTACCAGAGGTACCAAAAATACCAGTTCAGTAAGAATTAATTAATTGGGCTAGAGAATTCTCTGGCCCTTTTTATGTAAATTAAAAAATTAAAAATATGAGAAAACAAAGCGGTTATTCAGAATTAACAAAAAGCGGTAAAGGTAACAAAAGCTTGAGTGTGTTCTACAAAAACGGAACATTTTCCAATAAAATTGGAATGTATCAAGGAAAACCCAGTATCTATAAACCAACTGCGTACATTAAATCTTTACCTTTGGAAACAATTAAAACAATCATAATTAACGAAACAGGAGAAATTATTTGGGCTGTTACATCTTCGATAGTGTATAATGATAAAAATTTTAAATTTGAAAGCTTAAATCAACGTGGATATGCATCTATGTCACATTAAAATTAAAAATATGAAAAAAATTATTGTATTAATTAGTCTAATTATGTTCATACAATCATGCGTAATTACAACATATAGACATTGCCCAACAAATGATAAAGACTACTTTAGAAAAATGGAAGGTATAAAAAAACAACATTACAAATTTAACCAACCGGATTAATTATGGAATTGCAAGTATTACATGATGAAGTACCACTTATTGGTAGAACTCTAGAAGAACAAGAACAAATAGAGTTAATTCTTGTAGAAGCTAGTGCATGGGGTCTTAAGTGGGAAGTAGAAACTTTTGCAAAGAAATTCTTATTTGATGGGGAAACAGAAGATCCTGTAATAGCCACAATTTGGGCCTTTGAAGATTGGATTAAATAGAATTATCCGCATATTTATAGGTACAAATAAACTCAAATGCAAGGATCTTACGATTTACAAAAGTGGTTAATGAGAGAGTATGCTAATGATAGTATAGACTTTTCTCCTCAAGGAATGGCGAATCAGTGCATTGAATTTGTTGAAGACATGGAGAATCGTATTGCAGAAATGCAAATAGATCAAGAATTTAAGGGAGAGTTACACACAAATTTAGAATCTTTAAGAAAGAAACTAAATGATCTAGTATCAGGGCTAAACAATTAATATTTATTATTATACACAAATATCAATATGTCACAAGATCAATTCAACATTAAGAAATTTCTAAAAGAAAACCAGAGTGGTCCTTACGGAGTAATTAAAAAAACCTCGACTAAGAAAAAATCTAATAGATCTCTCAATGAGAACTATATAGATTTAATGCCAGTTGGGGGTGGAAACACTTTCAAAGGGTATACCAATGATCTAAGAGAAGATGAAACTTATTTAGGCCCTAAAAAACCAGCTCCTAATAAAATTTATGCAGAACCTGAGGCAGACCACGAACAAGAGGTTAAAGATAACGCTTGGATGCATGATATAGATGGAGAACAAGTTGGAGAATTCATAGTTAACTATGAGTATCCAGGAATCATCACTTGGGACAAGCAAGGTGCAGATCAAGATATGTTCTTCGCTGCGACTCCTAAATGGGATAATCAACCAGGTACTCCCATAGAAGCTATTTTTGCAGAAAGAAATCCAGATCAAGAAATGATCTACTCGGAAAAACAAGACGAATTTGGATCTTTTGAAGAGTACGCAGAAACAATATATCCAATTATTAAAAAATGGATGGATCAAAATAGTCATGAAGAAATGGATGAAGACTATAAACATTCTGACTTATCTCAAGATGGTACTGGTGCATTAAGCGGTATAAAGGGTGTTATACATCCTGACGATTTAGAAGAATTTGATGCAGAAGAACCGGGATACGATGATGAGATTCCATATCATGATCGCTTTTGGGAAGTTGGAGGAAGAGAAATTTCACGTGCAGTAGAAAATTTATTAGATGATGGTTTTCATATGAATGATATTATAGAGTTCATTAAACAAATGTAATCTTGAAAAATAACTTTGACATCGTAAAATACATCACAGAACAAAAATTTGGTGCTACGTTTAAATACGATGAAAAAGGCGGTAATACTTACGACAATGATTACGCATCTAAGTATTACATAATGGAGGCCGACCCAGAATGGGACAGAGTAGATTACGATAAAGCCGACGTTATGATAAGGGGTGAGTTCTGGCAGGAAGGCGGAGCAAGACTGTACGATGTTATATGTAAATTAGTAGATGCTGGCCATAGTGACAGGACTATCAAGAAACACTGTATAGAAACAGTTCATGCTATAGAGAAAAAGGTAAAAGATCCTCAAGCAGACGGTAACCTACAAGATGGTCCGGAAGCTTTATTAACAATGTATATAAATAACGCAAAACAAAAACATCACAGGTAAAATGAAAAAGAACATCACATTAAAAAGTCTATTAGAAGAATTTCCTGTAAAAAAAGAAAGCAGTATTCAAACAACCAAACGTTTTAAAGACGACGGAGAAAATTTTCCTGTTACTTATCGTGGATTGGAAAATACAAAAGGTGGTCAGCAAATTGAATCTGGTGTATTCGACATATTAAGATCAGGTAAAGGCTCTGAACAAGAAATCTTAAACCTTGTTAAAAAAGCTTTTATAAGATACAAGAAAGAATATTAATTCGTAATCATACATGTTCAAAATGCTTAAAGCCTCGGCTAGTCACCGGGGTTTTTTCTTGCTATAACATGAAAGATATATTGTTTTAAATCACCAAAATTTTTTACATTTATATAAATAAAAGTTATGTTAAGACCTTATGTAATATATTATCTTCATTATAAAGATGATCGATTTTTTATTAATAATTGGAATATTTGCAGAGATTATGTTTGTTGTGTAGAAGCAGAATCTTTAGAACAAGCAATAGAAAAAACAAAAGAAATAGCGCTAAAACAAGAAGGATCTTCATACATTAAAATTTTAGGATTTGGACATGCAAAACAAGAATGGGTTGACAATACAAGTCCCCTTAAATCAGACCCAGAATATTATACTCAAGCCGTTGAAGAAACTTTCAAGAAGATCGCTGCTCAAGAAATTACAACCTTCTCACATAAACAAGAAAAGAAAAATTACCGATATGGAATCTAAACCAAATAAATTTATTACACCAACAAAATATTATGATGAATTTCTTAGATATTTTAAAATGGCAACGATACAACAAGCTGAGTGTAATTTAGGTATTATTAAACACGCGGATACATCTATTCAAGATGATTTAATGAAGCATGTTGAATTATATGATGTTGTTGAAAGAAAGTATGCTGGATTCTCTCAGATTATAAATGATGTATTCTATGGATATAGTGAAGATCATCCTTATTTTCATAAAATGCAAGCTGGAATAATGACTCCACAAAGAAAACAAATTACAGAACAGTGGACTGGGAAACAGAAAATTTTTAATTTAGAAGATTGGTTGTATCTATTTCTATTTCATAGGATAACTGGATCAGGAATTCATTATGCGAAGAAACCATCAGGATATTACAACACTTTGTTAACTGATATGTACGAGGCTCAAAATACTAAAGATATGACAGAAGTTATTAAAGCTGCATCTAGACCATTTTATACGTCTGTTGGTTATCAATTTCCTAGTTTTCCAAAACCTATAGAAAGTTATAAAAGAGGTGGTGATTATTATTTATGCGAATTCGCTCCAAGACTTTGTCAAGATATAGCTAAATTTTTAGAATCAGGTGAGAAAAAGAAATTAAGGGAAGTAGGAGATTTCATGTTTAAATGGAATTATGATAATGGATTAAGAGCTTATAGATTTCAATATGCTGCATTTATTGCTGATATTGCAGATTGGTTCCCAGATTTTGTAGATAGAGAAAGTTCATTTTACTATGGTAAAAATGCAAAAGAGTGTATTAGTTATTTAGCTACTAAATCATCTAAGATGGATGAGCTAACTTTCTTAGATCTTACAATGAAAAAAATTTATGATGATACTGGTAGTTTTCCATATAATGCTGAAGATATTGCTTGTGATTTTATTAGATGGATTGAAAATTATGTTCGTCCAGGACATGACTATGATCATTTAGATTTTGACCATGTTTGGAATAGCTCTTCTATTAAAGATCACCCTTACGGTAGACAAAAAGCAATGCTAGATCTTGGTTTGGTACCAAGCTTTAACGGTATGTCAGCGCACCCATCCGACGATAAAGTGATTAAATCTTTGCTAATTACAGAAGAACAATACAAAGAAAAAGTAAACGAACTATACAAATAATATGAGTGATATACTATATCCATCGACTTGCGAAGTAGAATTCAAAGGTAAAAAACCTATAGATTCTTGGATGAAAGACTGGTCTTTGGAACAAAGAATTGAAAAGTTCTTTGAATTCTGTCAAAAATTTGATCAAAGAGACGATGGTTTATTGAAAGATGAATATCAAATTTTTAGTCATAGATTATTATGGGCTGAGCATCCCTACTGCACTGTGATGCAGCAAGTTACAGACAACGAATTAAGAATGTTTTATACCCTTGTTTTTAGTTTTACTAACGAACATTGGGGAACTTTCATGAAACTAAAAAATGAAGGTATTGAAGCCACAAGACAACATTTTACGCAAAACAGACACGCAAGAAACGATCTATTTCAAATCTATTATCCAAAGGGAACTAACGTAAAAGATTGGATTTTGGATGGCCCTGCAAAAGCAGCCAAAGATCTTGCTTACCTTTTACAGGACATAGAAAATGGAAATAATTCAACACCGTGGACAATGATGGGATTCGCTAAAATACTTGAAGCTTATTTTAAAAAGCACCAAGGATTTAGAAGTCCTTTGTATCCTTGTAAAAATACGGCTAGATACATTGCAATGAGTTATCCACATCTAGTGGACCCAGAATCAATTCTTTTCGGTGGTACAGGCCATTTTGATGGACTACATCAAATCTTCGGTGGACAGAATTTAAACGGGAAAGTTAAATATCTTATAAGTGAAAATGGGGAGTTTATCTCTCAGAACAAATACGCAGACCAATGGTTATATCAGATGGATCTATTAGTCAATCACCCTTTAAACCCCATGACTTCCCAGAAGTATCTGAACATAGAAGATAAAAGCTGCCTATGGTGGAAACATGTAGCAATAAATCATGGCGCAAAAAAACCAACCAAACAAATTCCTTATACTTGGATTTTTCCCGATACGTTTAATTTATCTAATAGACCGGAATTTTTAGATGAGGTAAAACATAAAGGTTTAATGTATGAATAATACTTGGATCTTACAATAAAGGCATCCAATACAGAAGTCTTATGTATTAATATGCATATTTATTAGTAAAATAATTACAGTGGCAATAAAATTAACAGATCTTTTAAAAGAAGACAATACAGAAGAAAAAAATGTTTTTATAAAAGATGTTATGATATTAAATAAACTAGCTTTTAAGATTGCTGGAGTTATTGTGCAAACTAAAACAGGATTTACTGGATATCTAAAAAAATATTCATCAGGTACTTTACCTGCAACTGGATTTAGAAGTCAATCTTCTTTTCATGAATCTTATGGAGATACTCTATATAAAACAGAAAAACCGATAACTAAAAAAGAAGATTGTATTAAACAACTAGAATCAGCTGTTAATTCAATTAAAATTAAATAAGTAAAAATGGCAATAAAATTAGTAGATCTTTTAAAAGAAGATGATAATCATAAGCAAAAAATGATTATTTGGTTTAAAGATAGATGGAAAGATTATTCAATTAGTAAATTAAAAAAGAAACTCGGGGAATTATATCAAGGTGATAAAGAGGCTTATTATTTAATTCCTATGTTAAAGACATTAATAAAAGATAAACAAAAAAACTTAAATGGAGCTCTTTAGAAGCTCCTTTTCTTTTTTCTATATATTCAATTACAATTTCTATTCTTCATCGTCCTGTAAGTCCGGGACAGCGGGGGACACGTCTCTACGATAGAACTTTCCTAAAACATTTTCGTTATAGGAATCCACACTTAAAACTTCCATTACCATTTGATAATAGGTCTCCCAATAGCTCATTTGTTTTTTTGCGGTGCAGATCTTTAGTATCTCTCTAGTGAATGCGTCCTTACCCAAGAGTTTAATGTCTTCCATTACAAGTTTACTAGAACCGTAATAATCTGTCCAATTACTTTCTTTTACTTCCTTTCTTTTCTTTGGAATCCTACCAGGTTTAACCCATTCGGAAATTTCTTTCTTGGTTAGTTTTTTGGTCAATACATTCCTAAGGATCTTTTTACCGACGTAGAATTTGCCGGATTTTGTGTTAGTAACTTTATAAACAAAGCCAACTGCAGTATCGGGGAAGTCATTTATTTTTGTGTACTCTTTCCCTTCGTGTAACCAATTTCCCATAGACTAATTTATTATAAATATCTTAACTATCCCAACGAATTAAATAATTTTTATTTATCCAATTTCTAATAGTTTTTCTAGATACATTAAAATGATTAGCAGCAGATACAGTAGAATCAATAATTTCTTGCGTATCTATATTAGAGGAAGATCCTTGACCTCCCATACATTTTGGTATTATATGATGACCTTCATAATGTTTATCATCTCCTTTTAATCTTTTTTGAGACTTTGCATTTTTTATTATTTTATCATAAATTTTTTGATAATCCATAATTAAGAATCATATCTAATGATAAATGTTATATCGGTATTAGAAGGAATTGGATACGGAGTCGCTAGTTTTCCAACTACTAGTAATTCATTTTTTTCGTTATATAATCCAACGGTAGTTGCATAAGGCGTAAAGCTTGACCCAGTTACAGAATCTTGCATTTTACCCGATCTTATATAGTTATAACTTCCTGTGAACCCTAATGGAGTAAAAAATGGACCCTGAGATCCAGAAATTATATAGGATCCTGTTGAAAAACTAGCGCTATTAAACATTGATGGATTCAAAGAATAATTAAAATCATTCTCTGATACATGACATCTTACTTCATTCTGATAGATTGTAGATTCAGCTGCTAGTGTAAGAGTAAAAGGTACGTATGAAAATGCCATGATTTAATTTTTTATTACCAACTAGTTACAGTTGAACAAGGTTGAACTGTTATAGTAACAGTTGTAGATCCTACTACTATTGTTCCTCCACTATTTACTGTCACAAATGTTCCTGTTCCTGGGTCTATAGATATTTGATTATAGTTTCCACCAATCAATCCAATTTGTTGTGATCTTACAGATGATCTATTAGCTAAGTTGGATTCAAATCCCCCAGCCGCAGAATTAAATGTATTTCCTGAACTTATTGACATTGGATTTGTGCTTAATTGGAAACTATCTATATCAGTACCAAAATTACAACCAGTTGCATTATATCCAGTAACTAATAAATTTTGTATTCTAATAGTTGAGCCTAGAGCTTTTGATAAAGTCGCATTAAATGTAGGTCCTCCAATTGATGGTGCTGTAAATGAAATTGTTAGTGTTGCTACATTAGGTGCACTAGTACTAGGTGTTGGACTAGGTGTTATACTTAAGCTAGGTGTAACAGAAACACTAGGTGTAGGTGTAACAGAAACACCAGAAGTTATTGATACACTAGGTGTAACAGAAACACTGGGTGTTTTACTAACTGATGGTGTTATACTAGGAGTAATACTAGGTGTAGCAGTTGGTGTTAAACTAGGTGTAGCAGATACAGTAGGTGTTATTGTTGGCGTTACACTTGGCGTAACTGTCATACTTACACTTGGAGTAGGACTTGGAGTAGGCGAATATGTAATAAGAGAAATATTAACAAAATTTGTACAAACTCCAGTAGATCTAACTTGTATAACTGTGGTAGCATTAGGTACTAACACAGATAAATAACCGCCTTGTAAAGCAGCTTTAGATATGCCAGTTTCAAAAGGTGTTACAAAGCCATCATAACTTGAATACAAGTTAAAAGGCCCAGTGTCATTTCCTGCAGTTGTTAATACTATGAATACCGATCTAGCCATTTATTATAAATATAATTTATATTCATTTAATTTATTAATTATTAACATTGATGACCTCTTGCAGTCATTACTCCAGTACTAGCTGCAATTGTATATGTAGTTTGTACAGCATCATTAATATCATATACATAAATAATTCCATTTATAGGAGTTCCTGATGAATTTCTAGCAACCATTCCAACTCCAAAGAATCCACCATTTGCTGTATATGTAGCTTTATCTGTTGAATTTAAGTAAATATTAAGATTAGCACCTGGAGTACATGATGAACTACTAGGTAATTGTGGTAAACCTTTAGCTAGAGTAACTGATACAGATGGAGAATGGCTAGGTGTTACACTAGGAGTAGCTGACACTGCAGGAGTTACTGATACTGAAATACTAGGCGTACTACTTACCGCTGGAGTAACTGATATACTAGGTGTACTACTTACCGCTGGAGTAACTGATACTGCTGGAGTATTACTTACTGCTGGAGTAGGACTAGGCGACGGTGTAGGTGATGGTTGAGGACATGTTCCACAAGTTGGTGTAAATCCAGTATTAACTGTAGCAAATGAACTACCATTAGTAACATTAATAGCTAAATATACTGGATTACAACTTGGTGATTCTTTAGTTCCTCCAGGAGAACAACTATTAAATTGAATATAGTATACTCCTGTATTTAAAGTAGCAAAAGTACTACTTGTGAATGTTGTGCTTGCACAGAAAGTAGGAGCATTACCACCAGTTCCAGTAGTAGTACCGCCAGTGCCCGCATTTGCGTCAGGTGTACCAGGCACAGTTGCTCCATTACAAGAATCATATGCATTTGTAGCTAAATAAATAGTATTTGCAAAGTTTGCAGGAGGTGAAGTACTCGGAGTAGGAGATATACTTACTGCAGGCGTTACTGATATACTAGGTGTAACAGAAACACTAGGTGTAACTGATACTGCAGGCGTTACTGATATACTAGGTGTAACTGATACTGCAGGCGTTACTGATATACTAGGTGTAACTGATACTGCAGGCGTTACACTTACACTAGGTGTAATTGAAATACTAGGAGTTATAGAAATGCTAGGTGTTACTGATATACTAGGTGTTACTGATATACTAGGCGTAATTGAAATGCTAGGTGTAACAGAAACACTAGGAGTAACTGATACACTAGGTGTTACTGATATACTAGGCGTAATTGAAATGCTAGGTGTAACAGAAACACTAGGTGTAACAGAAACACTAGGTGTTACTGATATGCTAGGAGTAACTGATACACTAGGTGTTACAGATATACTAGGTGTTATACTTACACTAGGTGTTATACTTACACTAGG